GCAACTTGAAGAGGAAATAGAATAAATCAAATAGTTTCGATGAGAGCTATTGAATGAGTTCGCGCTCACGCAATAGTGGTCAAAAAGACCACACCCTTCAAAGAAAACTTTTGAAGTGGTGAATATAAGAAGTGGTATTAAAGACTATAATTATAAAGGTGATATTATATACATGATATTAATTACTATAATTAGGTTTTAGTAGATAGGCCAAATCCGGATTCAAGCCGACCACAGGTTAGGAAAAGAATCCTTAGCATTAAATGCTACTGGGGTGGCAGTCGCAGCGACAGATGTACCATCGCTAATAATCGGAACACCCATAAATATGCCAAACCTGAAATCATCGCCAGCCGAATAGTAGATATTCAGCTCATTGCGAGCATCAGGAGTAGTTATTAATAGGTTTCCAGCATTCATCATCATTGAGCGAGTAAGTTGATAATTCGTTATACTAGAAGATAAAGAATTAAGTGGTTCAACATCAGCATCAAGAGATGTAGAGGTGAAGAGACGAGGTTGTGACCAGGGGATCTCAATTTCCTGGTTAGGAGCGACCACTAAAGATTGATCAAGTGGTCCACGCCAGACATTGTGCACACGATTTATGACTGAAACGATACCTGAACTAGTTGTTGATGCAGTAGCAGGATCGTCATTTTCGCCGATTTGCGCAGTAGGATTGTGCTGAAGAGCTGATTCAATATTATTATAATCGCTCTGTGGCAACACACCAGTTCTACTCTGCGCTAAATCATAAGAAGGAGAGAACAAGAGACTTTGTTTATCTGCAAAATCAGGCACATAACTGACTTGCAATTTATAATACGATTGGCGATAGTGATTAACTTCAGGAGCACCAGATCCAGTAACAGGAAAAGTTACTAATTGTGCTGCATCTTGAACTAAAGGAAGAAATTTAAACTTAAGAGCGCCAAGATATCCGCGATACATAGATCCAAAATATCGCATGCTTGAATTAACTGCATAACCAGAGGCTTGGCGTCCATTAACTACGGCATTTAATGGCAACAGTTGTGTATTATTAAAATCAAAACAAGAACCAACATAAACATTGGTGCCAGTAAGAACAGAAAGAGACTGAGGTTGCCATGGAAAAGCAGATGTTCGTTGGAGAACTTGCTTTAAACTTTTGACTATATCTAAATGTTTTGGAAAATCAATAGAATTCGATGTAGGACCGATAATATTACAATCAGCCTGTGCGACAAAAGATGGAGAAGGCATCGGTAAAATCTCTCCATTTTTCGCCGGAAGAAAATTTACATTACTATTGTGAACATTAGCAAGATGAAAATCGGGTGCTCCTCGCATATAAATATTTATATCGATATTATTAGCTACATTATTGGGAGCCATAAGAGGATTAAGAAGTATAAGAGCGCACTGTCCTATATTGCTATCATATGAGTTTAGTACTTGATAAAATTGTTTATCACTAGTACCACCTCCGATCTGATACCAATTTGTATTTGGAATTTTCTTGTAAGATATATTTGATATATAGGGGACACTAACCTCAACACACTTCTTTTCTCCGCTCAGCTCAAAGAAAGTTGTATAAGATGACATAGCTTCAAAGCCTTCATACATTTCTGAAGAAATAGAATAGGCCGTACCATAGTGAATAACGAAAGCAAATTTGGCAGTATGAAAACTGGTACAAACGAATTCAAATTTGAATTCTAAACCACCAAACCAAAAAGAAAAGGGCATAGATATATAAGAAAGAAGAGGAATAGGAACTGAATTATTAGTGCCAACTATGCTTTTTAAGTCGAGACCACTACCAACATTTGTAGAAACGCCAGATGATGATCTAGGCGTAGTAGAAGGCACAGGAGTTATTGGACACTCCCAAAGCATAGTATTAACTCCAAAATTTGTCGTGACGTTTATTGTTTTGATCCAAGTATATATACGTTTTAAATAATCTATAGACATTTCATCTTCTGTAGTCCCAAACATTGCTTGTTCAGGTTCTACTTGTATACTCGGATCAAAAGAAAATTTGTGATGATGCTCAATATTCTTTGAATTAGAAAAATAACCGCCTAATTTTCTCTGCATAGGTTGTGCAATAAGCGGATTATTTGGAAAGTCTCGACCACGGATAGAATCTATAGAATCACGAATTACATTGCTAGGTAACACAGATTCGATAATTTTATCCCATCCTTTAAGTTTTACTTCAATAGAGGATTGTGCTACATAAAGTTTTTGTGAAGGTTCGCGTTCTCGAGTTGTGAGATCAGTAACTCGAGTAGGTGCAGGTACCTTAATTTCAATATCTTCAAAGTGTAAAAAGACAGAGATATTTACATTTGGACTGCCAGCAGCAACTGTATTTAGCTTGAGTTGATTAAATACAGCAATAGTTACAGTCCACGGTTCTATTTGTTCCCCAGTATAACCGCTATCTGGAGAAAGTGGATTAAATGAAATTTGGTAATGTGTCTTATCATGAATAAACGGTAATTTCAGCTCCACAACTGAGTTATCACACGCACTCATCATACGATGTCGTACACTAGTCATAGCACTTTTGGATTTAAGGTGCCAATTAGTAATAAGAGGAGGTTCCACCATAGGTACAGCAAACATACACAGTTGACCTTGTATAAAGCGATAGCCGTTAACCTCAACCCTAATCACAGGACTCATTCGTACAAACATAAAAGATTGCAAAATCCTATACCAATTCCACACTTTTGAGAATGCTACCAAGTATGGTTGAAATTGGTAAATAGTTGTCAACTCAGTCTGAGTTGTATTCCATTGAATTGTTTGTATACGTATTGGTTTTCCAAGAAACTTTATAAAACTATAATCATCTTGAGCAAACATACCAGATACGTTTATAGATTTAGGAATACTTTGATTTTCAGTAGCCTTTTCCACGCCAGAATTTTCGGAAAATTGAATATCATTTATTTGTGTGGTAACTCCAACAACTTCAGTCTTATTATCGACATCTGATATTGTAGGCGTATCTTTTCCTTGAGCATATGCAGCATCTTTTTCGAGCTGATCGAGAACTTCAAATTCACTATTGTCTAAATAAACAGAATCTAAATAACTAAAAGTATACAAGTGATAATCACTACCGTAAATATTAAATAAAATATCATCTAATCGGGTCCTAAAAGAACTAAATTCTTCAGGACCATAAAAATACATAAAACGCAATGCAGTATTGCAATTATCCAATAAACAAGATTTATCATCCAAAGAATCCTTTATCCAATTGATCATTTCATAAATAGAGTCTTTATCCAAAAGAGCAAACCAAAATAATCCTGATCTACGAAGAGAATTTTTAAGAAAATCTGCTTCTTTATTATCTATATATGGGACTATATTGCCAGACTTCTTTGAATCAGTAATAGTTATTCCATATTGTGCAAGGCAATCGCGAACAGTGCACAAATTATAAAAAGATAAAGCTTTATACTTTATTGACACCCAATTATCGTCTCCAAATATTGCTGGCAAAGCATTCTCATGAAAAGATTTCATAGATCGATGAGTGGTAGGCGCCAATTCCAAATAAGCATAAGCTAAGTACATAAAGTTGACAAACGTATTTATTATTGTAGTTAAACCATTTCCAGAAGGATTACATCCATGTTTCGCAAAAACTGTATTACCAACCTGCATGATAGTGTGGATTATTTCATCATAGAGCACTCTACGAACGAGCATATTTTCCGCGTGATCATCTTCATCACGGTAAAAATACTCAACGCAGTCCATAAATGCATCCATAACTTGGGGAAATATAGAACCATCGAAGTTCTTATAATCAGCACAAAAACCAAAATTAGAAAAAGCCATCATTCGTTGGCAAAGATCATCCCAATCAGCACTATATGGGTTAATGCCGATTTTACTGAAGGATGTAGAAAAATTTTCCATAACAGCGCAATTGAATTCAGAAAAATACTGGCGCGTCATGAGAATATGATCACATGGAAATATTGTAAATAGACGAGTTTTACATTCAAGTACCTTTGCATTTGGTCTAGTTTCATCTTTCAAACAACCATTAGCTATGGATTCAATACGAAGACCTTCTCTTGCATGTTCAAGTCTTTCATTTAGTCGTTCTCTCAACTTTGGATGGCCAACAGTATAGTGACCAGGTTCACCCTCAAACAGAAAAAATTTACCTCCCGCATCATGAGCTGTTCTAATACGCGTGAATGGTTGACCTGGTGAAGAATGTAAACACATGGGTTCCATATATTGACTAACCGTTTTATCGCCATTTATAGCTTGATGTTCGGTAAGTACGCCTTTCGGTTGCTTTTGCCATCCTCTTATTTGTATCTTGAGATCGTCTATCACAAGACTAAGAGTACTTAGTTTAAACGGATTGCCAGGTTTCAAAGCGGCAAGTCCTTTGTCCCATGGAGAAGATCCATCAGTTATTCGAGGATCAAGATGAGACAAAATCGCTGGTTGCTTTACAGGCTCTCGCATAAGACCATGAATTGGACTAGGCTTTATGCGGGTTTTAGAACAAAGCGATAGTGCTTTAGTATCCGGTACTGTTCCAAGGTACGTACAACACTCGCTAATTACGACTTTCGGTGTGCCATTCTCGAGACCTTCAGGTATAGGAAAATTTAAACAATCTCGGGAAACTAATTCTTTATACGGCATCATTTCTTCACAAGTTATAAGTTCAGAATAGCCAGTATGAGAATTCTTCCTAGCACAAATATGGATTCCTAATAACTTTCTTTCTATCGTAGTATCAAAAAGAACAATAGGAGATCCACAATCACCAGGTTTAGTGAGAGCTTCATATCTCCAGCCGCGCGAGTACATCAATTCGCCAGATCCCTCGGGCATAGCATAAGAAAATTTTTCCTGGACATTCATAACTTTAATAAGTTCTCGCTCGCCATTATATTTCATCAGACGAGCGTCACTATATTTCTTGAAATTTGGTAAATCTCTCTCAGATATAAAATGAGAAAGAATCACTTTCAAACTCTGCATAGATTTACTCCACAGATACAATGCTGCATCTTTGGGAGTACCATCTTTGTGCTTAAGACGTTGCAAACGAGCAGAATCAAAATAGTCAAGGACAGGATGACAGTCCTTAATTATAAGAGACATTCTAGCTCCATCTTTGATTTGTTTTCCATCTGGACCAATAAAGAAATGATAAGGAACGAGAAGAAGGCGACCACCAACTGGCAATGCACCCATAGCTCGAACAGATCCATTCTCTATCTGAATCTCAGCAAGTCTATACTGATAATTATCGTTACACAACCTCTCAGCATTTGGATCAGTAGTAGCCTGAGCAAACACTTGCTTGCGGGCTTGTCTCGGCACTTTATCAACATTATACGCACGAGCTTCACTCTCATGATCAGGAATCGTCGCGGCATTATTAACAAGAATATTATATAACATACTTTGATTAGGATCGGCATTTGAAATTCCTTTTATGTTATTCGATATGTATTTAACGTTTGTGACCATTTTAAAAAGAGCAAAGCCGCCAACAAAAGTCAAAGCAGCAAGTCTCAAAGCTTTCCATGGAAGAGCCTCTGGAGAATTTTCATATTTCTTATTTCGAAGTTCAACAAGAGCAGCACCAATACTTATTACGGTAGCTCCAGCACACGTTGTAGCTTGTGAGGCAGCCGTTAGAGTATCAACAACGCCACCAGGACCCAAAATGGCAACTTGAGCTTCATACTCACCACGCGGATTCAGTCTGAACAAGTTAGATATCTTTCCAATAGTTTTCTTAAGCTTTGATGGCGTGACATGCATAAATTGAGAGTCATCACTAAGATCTATAAGTGGAACATCATCAATGCTAGTAATTTCTGATTGTACATCTGCTAGCTTTTTCTGCTCAGCATAGCGCTCATACATTTTAGCTTTACGAATCTTTCCAAGATCGGATGCTCGCTTCGCGCAGTCCTTAATATTCTTAAGAACCTTACTTTCTTTGAACATCCATGCCTCAAATTTCTCTCCAACACAAAACAAGAAATCATTAAGATTGTCAAATTGTGCAGTTACAATTCTTTCACGCTTATTATCAGTGATATGAAAACGCAAATGGGAGAAGTCCTCTTGATAATTCGGAACTAAATTTCCAACAGCATCCGTAGTCCAGAATTCCGATTTAACTTCACACTGTACCATAAGATGTCTACGATTGAATAGAGCATTCTTATCAAACATAACACTCGACGCTTCGGGATACGGAGTGTTGGTATTAAGAATGACAACCTCGGCCTTGCACTCAGCACCTTTATTTCCAATAGACGGATCATTAACACATGGCATATTTAACGGATAAGGAGCATTAGATATAAGATCTATAATTTCTAAAGCATCTTTTAACTGAGTAGATTGAAATGCATCATCATACACGACAACAGGCTGGCCAGTATATTTAGACCAGAAATCATCAGCAATTTTCCTTACATATCGCAATTGACCTTCATTCGTGATGTCAGAATAGAGAAAGTGAGCAATCGACGCTGCAACAGAACTCTTACCAACCTGAGACATACCATGTAAGCAAATACAAAACGGTGTCCGTCTAGTTTTGCCCCAACCAGTCATGTCATTAACAAGAACATATATAGGCTCCAATTGTCTCATCATTTTCTGTATTAAAGATGAGAATGTAATAGGGATATCTGGAGTAAGTCCTATTTGAGTTTCAAATATACGACCTTGCTCATAAAGCTTCTTTAGCTTATCGACTTTCACGAGATCTCTTTGCATCATAGTAGGTTCTTCTTTAACTATAAGAGAGACTTCAGCACTCCATTGAGATATAATACCTTCTTTTAGCGCATCGCTCCAGAACAATTTCGGACACAGATATCTAGTCCAAGCAGAAATACATTCGGGAAGAAAGGCTAGAGATTCTTTTAAAAATGAAAAGCCATCTGAAATTGCAGGCATAGATGTATTGTAGAGCCGCAAAATTTCAGTAATTTCTTTTATATGAATAGATCGAGGAATCATTTTACATAAAATAAGACCTACAAGACCTACAACAATTTCATGAGGAGCGTGAGCAGCTTGAGCTACCTCACCATCAGAAAATACGCCTTGATTATTAAAGACTGTACGAATACACCATTCTTTAAGGTTTTCAATATGTTTATATAAATCAAAAATTCTGACTATCTTCATAAGATACATAACCCATCTAATAAGCGGTATGTTCTTTTGAGGAGATGAAAAATCGCAATAAATCATATACGATATTTCAATAATATCCTCTGCCATATGTAAAGTTTTAATGTTGCAAACGGAAGAAACGGCTTGCAAAGCATTATTAACCATAAGAGATATAGTATCAAAAGCATCACTAATTTGTTTAGCAGCCTTGTTACAAGTTTGGGTGGCTTCTAAAACTTCACCAACAAGATTTCGTTCTTTAACTTGTTTTGCGATAGACGACACATTAGTCATAGTTTCAGTGGCATTATTAAAAGTTTGTTTAACTCCAGTCCACAAAGAAGATAAAGGTGCAAGAAAGGGTATAACTTCCACTGTGATAGGTCCAGTAAGAAGATCAGTGTCAGGATTGTAAAAAATTTGTGCTATAGCTTTATTATCATCTATCCATTTGTTAAAATCATTATAAGTAAGACGAACATTAGTTTGTAAATATTGGATAACGTCAGAATATGCATAATAGTGAGTTTCTAAGCCATGGTTATTACAGAGAGCGTCAATAAGATCCTTACCAACAGTCAAATGAAACGGAAAAGCATCCAGCGCGATATAAAACAAAAGCTCCATCAAAACTGGCTTGGGAATATTTATTAAAAAAGATAATCTAAAGTATCCTAAAATTTTCAACAAATTTGATTTGAAATCCATGTCAGTGTCTTTATTAAGAGCGGATTCTCTAAGAAATTCCACCATACCAAGACTATCTATAATAGGTACAAAACTCTGATGATGTAGCAAATCTAACATCTGATGCACATCAAATAATAAAGCAATATAATATTTGGCATGAGGTATCTCTTTCTCCAATTTAGCTCTAATAGCTTTTCTACGAAGACCTAGTAATCTAATGTTTGGCGCCACAAATTCTGGTCCAAATCTACTATTAATTAAATTGAAAATATCGGATATATTAGTAGCACTAGACGCATCCAACTTAATTCCGTGTTTTTCATATATACTTTCCTTCAATTGGTTCATCAAATGTTCTTGAACCTCGGCTATAGTTTCGAGATGCTCAGATAGCTGAACGGCATCTTGAACACTAATAGAGAATGAGTTTAAATCTTTGTCAGTAATAGTCATATTTTGGTTAAAGTTTGAAGCAGACATCGTAATTTCTTAGTTTGTAATTTTCATAGACTTTAGGGGGTTCCTCTGATTAAGGCTCAAGAATAGGCCTTAGCAAATTCCGCTGCAAAACGGGGCCAGCAAACAACTTCAAAGTATATGTATGACTCCTACTTTCAACAAGGCATGCAATAGAATCGAATCCATTATGTAATTGGGGTGCAGGTCATACTACGACGCATAAGCCCTCCGCAAGTATTACTCTGAATAATACTACTGATCCAATCGGTACACATAGACGAAATTCCGGAGCTGTTTCTTCAATCCGGTAGGTACATATAATTCCATCGTTATCGGATTTTGTTATATTTTTATAGAATTATAATAATTATAAATTATATATAATATAGAAATCAAAAACAAGATTGATTTGAATATACAAGTACATTGTCAAATCAATCACAAATATTTTAGGGGTAGCCAAGGTAGAGATCTAAACTCTTATTGCGTTCTCTAAATTTTCTAAACATAAAAGATTTGGATTTTGTAAAATATAGCAAAATTGCTTATAATTCCAACTAAGGGTGCGATACCTGTTAGGATATTATCTACTGAAATTGACGTATTCAGGGCGACAATTAATTTATCTGCTTAAATATGCATGGAAATATGCTTATCTGCCACAGTTAACTAGTCAAATGCTATAAACACTTGAGTGCGTTAAAGATATAAATTAATAATCTAACGTTCAAAAGGGTCGTGAGAGGGATATGAAGATCCC